CAACATAAGTACTTCATTCTCAGAAAGAAAATCTGCATCTAAGTCAATGAAAAACTCTTTTTGACCTTGACCAATCAATCCATTAGAGATGAAAGCTGTATTTTCAGATATAGCATCTACATCTTTTGTAATACGAATAAATAAGTCAGTGTCTCCTACTAAATCCCATTGATAAAAGTTTGTACCAATAGTGTAATAATTTTTGTCTGCACTACCAATGGTAGCATTAGTAAACATTTTGGGATAAAACCTAGAAGTTGATGTAAAGATTTTGTTTACTTTAACACCAAAGTTATGTGGAGTATCTTCGTTAAATACATAACGATTCAATTTGTCTCCAGTGATGTTTTTTCCCAGCTTCATTTGAGCCAAGTTTCCTATTTGGATATAGGCTTGGCGATTTGCCATTTGTACGGTCATTTTTTATTAGTTTTATAAGTTATCCCAATCAATGTCATCAGCATTTTTACCGTTGCCTCCTCCACCACTAGTGATTTTTTTACTTTGTATTTGTTGTTTCCAGTTTCTATTAACATCTTTAATAATTGCTGATTTTTGCTGTTTGAGAAAAGGTTCAATAGTAACCTCATCTTTTCCCAACATCATGTGTAAATAAGCAATGACTTTAGGGGCTTTCTTATCATCCACAAGAGCTTCACCAAGTCGCTTTAGAATATCTGAACTTTGAGTTCCGGTATGAATTTCATACATGGTGTTAATAAGTTCTTGGTTTACATAAGTCTTTAGGTCAGGATTCCAAGTTTCATCTAAAACAGTTTGTTTCATTCTTGTAATCTTATTGTCAAATTCTGTCCTAAAAGCTAATTTCTTTTGTTCTTGTTGTTGAATATACTCTTGCTTCCTCTTTTCAATCGTTGATTGCTTATTCTCTAACTCAGCTTTTAATCTTTCATTAGCTTCAGATTGAAGTTCATCATTTACTTCCATAGCATTAAGCATTGTTTCAATGTGTTTATCTTTTAATCCTTGAGCTTTCATTTGAGTTTTTAAATATTCTTTAGCAGCTTCATCAGATGTGATTTCAGATATTTCAGCTGGTTCAGTGTAAACATAAGAAGCAAATTCTTTAATGTTTGAAATTTTACCTTCTTGTTTCAATCTAATTGCTTCAAGAATTTCTTCATCTTGAATAACTTCTTCCAACTTTCGTTCATTATTGAAAAACTTGATTTTTTCAAAAAGTTCATCTTCACTTTCCACATCTGTAAGAAATTCTTCATCAAATCCAAATCTTTCAGCATAATTAAGCCATTTTGAATTGTCAACAATTTGTTCTTCATTGTTTTCCAATTCTTCTACACCTTCTTCAGCTACATAGATTTCATCATTAAAATCATCATCTTCCCAAATTATCTCATTATCGAGCATTGTACCTTCCATTATTTTTTGTTAGTTTTGTTATTAGCCTTTATACGCTCTTTTTGTAAATCGTGATTTCTATCTTTCTCATTCTCAATTTGTTTATTTTTCTCTTTTACTTCTTCAAAACTCTGAGACCTTGCTTCTGTAATAGCTTTCTGCTTTTCAATACTAAGTTTTGTTTCACCTTCTTGGATTTTCCTTTGTAAATCTGCTGCTGCTATAGGGTCAGGAACTCCATCACTATTGGCATCAAGGGTTTCTTGGTTTTGATAAACTTTAATGTTTGCTATTCTTTCATCAATTTCCCCTTTTACAATAATGTGTTTCTCTTTCCATTGTTCAGATAGGTTAATTAAGTCTTTTTGTATTTGAATCATTTCCTTTTGAGAAGCCTGTTTCATTTCTTCTACTTTCATTTGTTGTTCTTGTATTTGTTGGTCTCTAGCCTCTCTATCTTTTTGAGCTTTAATAAAATATTTGTTTATTTCATAAGGCGATTCACCACTTTGTATAGACAGTAGCATTTTACTAAAATCAGCAACAGTGAGCATTTGACTTTGTATCATAGCTTGAGATTCTCTTAACATAATATCAAAATATTCTTTCGGATTGCTATTGTTAATGACACAACCTAAGTAAGCAAATTCTAAATTTTCAGGTTTAAGTCTTATCATTTCTCTTTGATTCTCACCAAATATATATGCTAATCTATGTTCCCCACCAAATTCTAGTTTTTGTTTAGCCCACTCAAAAAACGTGTTTAAATATCCTGTCATCACTTCTTGCCATATCCAATTGTGTTGTTGGAAAGTTGGGTCAATCATATAGGAAGTTTGTTGCAAAGCAGCTTGATTATCCCCTACATTTTGACTAATCATTTGAGAAAGTGCTTGTGGTGACACTCCTACAATAAGTCCCATTTCAGTTTTAATCCAATTTAACATTTGCATGAGAACGGAAAATGTTTGTCCAATATCTATAGGAATAACTGCTGGAGCAGGTCTTGTAAGACCAGGTTTATCGTCAACAAAACTATTTTGAACTAAATATCCATCTTTCCTATTTTTAAAGAACACTTCCATCCTTTCTTGTGCTGTATCTCCAAGTTCTGTTGAAATAGCACTAGGGTCAAGTGGAATTAAATATCCATCCCAACGTTCAGCTAATTGAGCTAATTTGTTGAATATAATTACAAAAAATACATTGTATGGTTTTAATCTTTCAAACACACTAATTCTTTCTGCATTATAATTGGATAAAAACTTCCCGTAATATGAAAGTTCATATTTGAAAGGATTGTCAGGGTTTATTACTTGTAAAGGAACTTCTCTTATTCTTGTATAAAAGTTCAAACCTATTCTATAAAGTTCATATTTTCTTGGTAGCCATAAAAATTCAACAGAAGCATTTTCCCAAACCCAAACTTCACTTTCAAATCCCCACTGATTTTGTCTTTTTTGTTTTACTGCTTCTTTAGGAATAATGAATGTTTCATCTACAAATTCTAATAATTCTTCTCCAAATTCATCATAGGTTTTCAAAAATCCAATTTTCTTAAAAGCTACAAATTCAAAATGTGTCACCGGAACAAGTCTCTCTCTGTGGATGTAAGGAAGTTCACCATAGCCATATCCCTGCTTTTCGTCATAGTAGGGCAATCCTCTAGTGATGAGTGCCTGGGTATCCCATTCAGGGTATTTATCGTGATGGTGAGTCCTAATATCCATTGTAGGACTTTGTATGTTTTGAGTGTACAATCCATATCTAGCATAATCATCATCCTGTAATTCAGGAAACTCTAATTTCAACTGAAATAATGTGAACATTTTAGTGTAAGCTACCCACATACTATTTTGAACATATTCTGTATCCGGAGATTTATGACATAAGAAATAAGGAAGGTTTATCCTTTCAAACTCCACTCCATCATAAGTATTTATAATACGAACTATTTCTCCATCATTTATAATGACATCTTCAAAACAATCATTCTTCACTTTCTTGTATTTCACAGAATTGTTGTAAGTTGCATATTGTATAATTTTATTAGCTAATATTTCTATTTCACTCATAAAACCTTCAATGATTGGCACTGGATATTGTGCTCTTAATTCTTGTTCAATAGTCTGCACTTGTTTTTCAATCTCTGCTTGTTGTTCAGGTGTTACTTGTCCATTTTCATCTGATGCTTGTTGCATTAACTGTTGATATTGCTGATTAGCTTGTAGCACAGCTGATAATTGCCCTTCAACATATTCAGCTATATTCTTTTTAAGCTGTTCATCTTTCTCAACCATGGATTGTTGAGTAAGTAAAATAGGGGTGTAAGTGTCATTTCTCCTTAATTCAACAGTTTTCAAATAATTAACAATTACAGGAATAATATTTACTTTGAATAATGTAGTGTCAAAATTTGTTTCATCAATACCCAATTCATTACAAACATCTTCCCAATCTCCAAAGTCAAACTCATTATTCAAATAACGATAATTATTCACCATTTTTTCCTGAGCTGCTGTTAAATAATTTGTCATACCACCACTCGGTAGATGATATTCCATGTTTTTCTTAAACCACCTACAATCATCAGCATATTTTTCTTCTTCTGTTAACCTGAGTTCAGGTACTCCTAAGAAGTAATCCATTTATTCTTTAGTTTATATTTTGTCTTCATTTTACGATTTTTAAAAGCTGAATAGATGTTGTCATCTTCTTTTTTTAATGCTTTTTCCTCAAATTGATTAAAGTTGTTTCTCATTGCTACCATGATTCCTATCATACTCATAATTCTATCATAGTTAGCCTTTTTACCCTTATCATCATCATAGTCATAGTGCATGAGTTCTGATAATAAACCAAGGCTACAAATTCTTTCTACATTAAGTTTTATACCATCAATATTAAGAGTTGTTGCTTCTTGTAACCATTCAGCAAATCTTGTAAGCATTTCAAGTTTATTTTCTCCGCTTCCCAATATATAGCCATATTTAATAGATATTTTTTGTTTCCATGTTCCTTCATAATTTCCAGGTGCAAAAGCTAATAGATTTTCTTTTTTCTTTTTGGTAAAAAACTCTACTATTTTATCTTTTCCTCTGTTTGCTTCAAACATTAAACTCCTTTTACAATTCCCGTAATAAGCCATAAGGAGTTCCAACTTTTCTAAAAACATATCTCTACTATCAGATTTACCAGTAAGTTCTGCACAAATTATATTTCCTGTCTTTCCGTTTATAATATATTTAGGATTTTTCATACAATAAACACTTCCTAAACTTTCTCCCTCATCTTGGGCATCAGCAACATAAGTATCAAATGAAAACCAATACATATCGTCAGGAATATTTAATTCAGGTTCTTCGTATATAATGATGTCAGTATCAATATCTTTTTTCTTTGCTTTTACAGCATTACTACCTTGAGATTCATGAAAACTATCAATAGTTATTGCTTCTTTTGGTGGAATAAATTGAACTTCAACTTTACCATTATTCCAATCAAGTTTTACAAATTTCCTAAAGTTTTCTTCTTTCCCTTGATTTTTAAGTAATAATAATTGTTGGTAACGCTTTTTTATTTGAGCCTGTGAAAAAATACTTCTTGATTTTTGTTCCCACATGTCATTTACTTCCAAAGGAAAATTCATTTTTTCTTCTACAAGTACTTCGTGTGTATTACAAGCATTTCTATTTTGGATAAAATAATCAACAGCATCTTCAATATTTGTATTCCCATCTTCATCTTTAAAATCTCTCTTAATAAGAAAAGCAGGAATAAAAAATCCTATGTCAGAACTCACACCTTCATTTGTAAATTGGTTTTTAAAACTTACCATTCCAAAATCTTTTGGGTTCTCAAATATCTTTTTAGCTTCTTGTAATAGTTCTAACGAGCCTGAAGTTCCAGCCATCAAGGTAATTCCAAATTTAGTATTTCTTCTTAATAACGCTCTATTACTACCCCAAACTCCGATTGGACTTACTGCAAATTTACCAATTTCATCCATTACACTAAGATGTACCCTTACAGAAGCAGCACTTGTCAAACCACCTCCTTTTTTATTTGGGGAATATGAGATAGGTCTAAAAGAACTACCTGTACCACCGCTTTCTATCCCATTTTCAATAAATCTATATCTATAAAAATCGTGAGTTTTTCCAAGCATATTACGTCCTAACAAAGGTACTGGTTCATATCCTCTTGGTTTAAATACTCCTAAATCTTCATCTGTTAATAAACAGTTCATAGCAGATTCAACCCTTTCACAAAATTCTTTTGTTGCTATATCTTCAGCAGCACCCATAATTACATTAGCACTAATTTTCATATCTATCCAATCTTTGCTAATACTTTTAGCTCCATCGAAGATTAAGAACCAAACTGTTAGTCCAACCATGAAAAATGTCTTGCCTGATGACCTTGAACCCAGGATAATAGCATCTTTTGCTTCATTATGCCACAAAGGTTTGCCAAGATTTTTAGCATGAAGTTTGTAAAGATATTCTTGAGCAGGAATGTATTTTTTTAACAATCCATTATGATTCAAATCTTCCCATCTTTTTACATGCTTTTTAGCATTTTTCATTTCATGCTCATCTATCAAAGCTCTATCACAAGAATATTCTTCATCTCCAGAAAATCCAGAAAAACCATAAGCTTCAGCTATTAAATAAGAAAACATCCATTCCAAATCATCTAATCTTGCTTTAACAGTAACTTCTTCTTTTGAATCATTTTCTTGTTTAATCTTAACATAATTAGCATAAAAGTACCCATAAGGAGGCAACCATCTAAAACCTTTACTTTCTTCTCCCCATTTTCCGTAAATACAGTTTTCTATCTCTTTGATTTTGAACTCTTTGTATTGTTTTGTACTTGGGTGAAATCCAGGTTGTGTGGTTAAATATTGTTTTCTATTCTCAATTCTTATAAGTTTTATTTTCTTTAAGTATTCATACTTATCATCCATGGGTCTCATAGTCTTGGAATAAACTACCATCTTCCATATCAGAAGGTCTTCTTGAACCTCTAATTTTCATTTCGTCCTTAGAGATGGCAAATAATCTTTGAGCTTTAGCAAGTTCATCATATAAGGGTGTAGTAAGTTTTACCATGGCATCTATTTCTTTCGGAGGTAAAGATGATAATACAAATGAGTTTCCTCTACTTACATACTTACCTTCACCATCTTTCATATAGTAATCCATTGTATAGGGACTTGCTTTTAAGAAAATATCTCTTTCCACCAGTTTATCTTGAATACCTTTTAGAGTCCTTTCAGCTATTGTAAAACATTTTGTAGGATAATCTTCAATACATTTTTTTATAATAGGGTCATTCCAATTTATTTTAATACTTTCTGCAATAATTTCTTTCCTCTTTTCCTCTGACATTTTGAGCATTTTGTTTTCCTGCTCATCTGGAGAGCAAATTACCCAAACTGCATAAAATTCATTACAAGCTATCTTTTTATCTTTTGATTTATCTCTTAAATACAAAGTTTTGTAAGGTTCTATGATAGTTAGATGAGGGTTTGCAGAAAAAGGGTCTCCTTGAAATAACTCACTGGCTACTATATCTACAAATTGATTATCTTTCATCAGTCTGTTAGTTTAACGAATATTAAATCTGTATTCTTAGATTTACCACCTCTTAATTGTCTTTCTATTACATGGTCTTTAATTCCCATAAATCTACTTGCTTCTCCAATACTTTCAAATATCATTCCATTATTTTCACATTTAACTCTTACTTTTTGTTTTGTAACAGTTTCCCCATCTAAATATTTAAAAGTATAATTTCCTGTATGACTCAATTTTCCTTTGCAGACATTTGTAATTGAAATAGCATGTAAACCAAGTTCCTTTGCAGCTTTTCTGATACTATCATAAGTTGTATCGTTTGTAATGCAATAAACTTTTCTAACTCTTTCAGGTTTATGTTCATACTTTTTAACAGGCTCATCTACATATTC